TGCTGATATGCAGAACCAAGAGGTTCAATATAATTCGGCGCTTCAACGATTGTTTGAAGTGGAGATGAATACGGATCAGTCTAGCACCGACTTCTTCCACGATTTGGTTTATTCTTTATTTGACGAAGGTGTCGTTGTGGCAGTTCCACTTGAGGCAACTGTTGATCCCATGCGTTCCGACTCGTACGATATCAAATCTATGCGGGTTGGTAAAGTCATCGAATGGTTTCCTACCAAAGTTCGAGTGAAAGTATACAATGAAAATAAGGGTGATTTCTCCGAGATCATTATTCCGAAACGAATGTGTGCTATCATTGAGAACCCATTAGCTAATATTCTAGGAACAGACAACCCTACCATGAATCGTTTGATTCAGAAATTATCCATTCTTGATAAACAAGATTTGGATTCTGTAGCAAACAAATGGAACATGATTCTCCAATTACCAGTTCCGGTCCGAAATGATATTAAGCGACAAGAAGCCGATGGACGTATCAAAGATATTGAGAAACAATTGCAAGATTCCAATTTAGGTATTGCGTATATTGCAGCTGACGAAAAAATTACTCAGTTGAATAGACAAATCAATTCTAATCTTATGGATGAGATTAAATATTTGACTGAAGAATTACTTAGTCAGATCGGTTTAACAAAAGCGGTATTTGATGGTACTGCTACTGCCGAACAGATGCAGAACTACTATACACGCACAATTGATCCGATTGTCACAAGAATTAAGGAAGAATTTCAAAGAAAATTTATCACGAAGACTGGTTATACCCAAGGTCATCGTATCGTGACTTATAATGATCCGTTCAAGTTGGTTCCAACTAGTCAGTTGGCAACAATCGGAGACTCTCTTCTTCGAAATAGAATCCTTACTTCTAATGAATTCCGTGCAGTCATTGGTTATGGTCCTATGGACGATCCAATGGCAGATCAATTGTACAATCCTAACATTTCGGATTCTAGACAAGATGTGTCTATACCTGGGTCGGTCGAGTCCCCTGACGATCAACAGTACTATGAGGAAGCACCTCAGTACAGTGAAGAGGATCTTCAAAATGGCGGCAAATAATGATGGAGGTAAATCGTATAATGGATAAACATCCCAAGTATGATTTCGCGGGTTATGTAACCCGTAACGACATGCGGTGTACCGATGGTGTCGTGATCCGTCATGGAGCATTCCGTGAGAATGATGGAAAGAAGGTTCCGCTTGTTTGGTCTCATGACCCAAGCACTCCTGAAAATGTCATCGGTCACGTGTTATTGCACCATGCGGACGAAGGTGTTTACGGGCAAGGTTATTTCAATAATACTCCAAATGCCCAAAATGCCAAAGAACTTGTACAACATGGAGATATCTGGTCTATGTCTATTGGAGCTAACCGCATTAAGCGTACTCCAAATAATGACGTAATCCATGGTAACATCTATGAAGTATCACTTGTAGTTGCCGGAGCTAATCCGGGAGCTGTTATTACTGAAGTGCTAACGCACTCGGATAATCCCGATGAAGGAGAAAGAATCATTATGGAAAGTGATCAACTTTTACATTCTGCAAATGATGTCTTGCTTGGACAAGAGCGAGTAAGTTTGTTTGACCGCATTCAACACGCAGATGATGATCAAGCAGCAGACATTATGGACGGTGTATTGGCGACTCTTAATGAAGACCAACAAGAAGCCGTTGCTATTCTTACAGAAGCTTCTGTAAACGAAGCCCTTGAAAACATGGAACAAACCGTGAATAAAGAGTTTGACCAAGCTGTCGATGCTCGTGTAACTGAAGTTCTTAATGAACTTGCCGAATCTGATGACGATGAGGAAGAAACTGAAGAAGCATCAGATGACAACATTGAACAATCTGCCCTAGGAGGACAAACTATGCACTACAATGCATTCGAACAATCTGCACCTAATCGTGATGAAGAAATCCGTCATTCTTTGACTAGCGCTCTTGAAGCTGCTCAGAAATCTGGCCGTACAGTTGGTCAAGTGCTTTCTGAAATGGAAAATGGTGATGTTCTTCAACACTCAATGAACAATATCGAATTGTTGTTCCCTGATCACCAACTACAAAATGGTGTCCAAGTAATTTACTCACCAAACACTGCTACCGAACATATCCTTAGCCGCGTAACTAAAGTTCCTACTGCGTTTGTTAAATCAATCATGACAGACCTTTCTGACTTGACTGATGAACAACTTCGCGCTAAAGGTTATATCAAAGGAACTGAAAAGAAAGAACAAATCCTTTCATTCCTTTCTCGTAAAACAGATCCTCAAACGATCTATAAAAAACAATCTATTGACCGTGATGATGCAATTGATATTGGTCAACAATTGAACGTTGCTGCATTCTTTAACCAAGAAATGCGTATCAAACTGAATGATGAAATTGCTCAAGCAATCTTGGTATCAGATGGTCGTACAACTGGCGATGCAAACAAAATCAAAGAAGACCGCATTCGTCCAATCACAAAAGACGATGACTTCTACACAATCAAAGCAACTTACAATCCAAACATGCTATTGGATATCTTCCAAACTGTTGCAGAACAAAAGACTAAGATGCTTGGTTCAGGTATGCCATCATTGTACATCAACCCTCTATTCTTGACAAAACTTCGCTTCTTGCGTAACAAGAATGAACAATGGGTATTCGGTGGACAACAACCTGCAACTAAAGAATATCTTGCTTCATTGTTCGGTGTGGCTGAAATCGTTGAAACAAACTTCTTGAAGCCTGAAGAATTGATCATGGTCAACCTTGCTGACTACCAAATCGGTACTAACCGTGGTGGTGAAGTGAACACATTCGAACACTTCGATATCGACTACAACAAACAGAAATACTTGATCGAAACTCGCTTGTCTGGTGCCCTTACTCGTGCGAAAGCAGCAGTTTACTTCAAACCTGCAGCAGGTGCCGCAGCTGGACCTGAAGCTGCTCGTGCAGGAGTTCCTGGAGGATAAGAATGAAGTTCAGCGGTGAAGCTGGTTTTCGATTGAAAGATGTCGAGGTAGAACCTGATGTCTATGAACCACAATTGGTGTCTAAGATCATTAAGGGTGATGTCGTTCAGAATAGATACGGTCGTCAAAATGGGGACAAATCTACAATAGACAACATCACAATTACCAACCAGCTTTCTATCGTTGCCAATCAATTTCTTATGAAACATATTGCGAATCTACTTTATGTTAAGTTCCAAGGTGTGAAATGGAAAGTTGTATCCTACAACATAAAAGCACCTAGAATTTTTGTGGATTTAGGAGGAGTCTATAATGAGCAAGAGAATGCTTATCCGGGATTGCATTCAGAAAGCAATAGCGAAAACGGGCGAGAGCTATAGCCTCTACTACAATCCCACAGGAAAGACGACGTTGACATATCCTTGTATTATTTACAGGAGAAAAGCAATTCGTCAAAGACATGCTGATAATCTTCGGTATCATACTCATGAAGAGTATCAGATTACTGTGATTGATAAGCGTGTCGAATCGCCAGTGGTTGAAGCTCTAATAGAAGAGCAATACTGCTATTACAATAGTGAATTCATTAGTGATAATATGAATCACACACTCATAACAATTAATACGGGAGGCTTATCAAATGGCTAAATTAGTATTTGACGAACTTGGGAAACGCTTTTATGAGACTGGTGTCTCTAACGCGGTTCTATTTGTACAGGCTGATAATGGTACATATCCTACAGGTGTAGCTTGGAATGGTATCACTGCAGCAAATGAATCACCATCGGGTGCCGAATCAAATGACCAATATGCTGACAACATTAAATACTTGTCACTTACTGGTGCTGAGAAATTTGAAGGTACTATCGAAGCATTTAGTTCTCCAAAAGAGTTTGATGAATGTGATGGTATGGCTACAATTGCTAAAGGTGTTACTGCGCACCAACAAAACCGTAAATCATTTGGTTTCGCGTTCAAATCAATTCTTGGTAACGACGTTAAAGGTAATGAATACGGTTACAAACTTCACTTGTGGTATGGATGTAAAGCTGCTCCGTCAGAACGTTCACACGCTACTGTGAACGACAGTCCAGAACCACAAAACCCATCATGGAGTATTACTTCTACTCCAGTTCCAATCCCAGGACACAAACCAGCTTCTGTGTTGACTATTACTTCAACCGAAGTTGATGCTTCAAAATTGGCTAAAATTGAAGAAGCAATTTACGGAAGTGATAGTGCTGATTCACATCTTCCAACTCCGCAACAAATCATCGAAATGTTGCAATAATTATTAGTTAAAGGGGTATTCACAAATGTTAAAACAAAAAGTAAAGTATGAAGATTTCGATGGAAATATTCAAGACGAAACTCTATATTTCAATCTTAGCCGTATGGAACTTGTAGCATTGCAAGGTCGTTACGGAAAAGAAGATATGGCGAAATACATCGAGAAACTTATCGAAGATAAGAATCTTGAAAAGATGTATGAATTGCTTAATGATATTGTCCTAACTGCTTATGGTGTTCGTTCTGAAGACGGTAAACGCTTCATTAAGAATGAACAAATTCGTGAAGAGTTTGTACAATCACTTGCTTATGAAGCATTGATCGAAGATTTCCACGATGAAACTCGTAAAGTGTTAGAAAATTTCGTTACAGGAATTACTTCACATATCCGTGGTTTGAACAAAGCAGAGAACGCTGTCTCTGCTCCAGCTTAATAAGGGTTGGCGTGTATACAATACACGCCTCCTTTATTTTTAAATTTTTTGAGGTGTGAATATTATGGCGTCAGAGTTTTTAACATTGAGAATTGATGATGTTGAGTTATGGGATGATGATAAACAGGAATTTATTATTGAACCTGGTCGAGAAGTGACATTTAGATACACACTTAAAAATCTTGACAAGTGGGAAACGAAACATGAAAAACGTTTCATAGATAATATTGACAATATTGCTCCTGAGGACATATTAGATTTTATCCAATGTATCTGCGATCAAGACATAGACGTTACAAAATTATCACAGGATAATTATAACGCTATCATTGCATATCTACAGCATACACCATCCGCAACAACATTACCAAAATCACAAGGTTCTGCTTCGGCTGGATATAGTAGAAAGAAGATATTTACATCTGAGATAATTTATGCTCACATGGCATTGAATCATATTCCGTTTTCATGGGAAGATAGAAATTTGAATAAGCTCATTATGTTATTAAATTGTGTTGGCTCGCTCCAAGAACCGCCTAAGAAGATGACTCGAGCGGAAGCTATGGAAGAACATCGTCGTGTTATCATGGAACGTAGACGTCAAGAAGAACAGAGGAGGAAACTTAATTGAGTGATAAATATATTGCTATATCCTCCATTGATACTATCCAACATTTCGGAATTAAAGGTATGAAATGGGGAGTACGATCACGATATTTAGTTGATCGAGTAAAAGGGCATCGTACGTATAAACGTGAATTGCGTAATGCCAAAATCAAATACAAACAGAATCGACCCGAATTATATAGTCGAGCTCTTAAAAAATCTGCGATCGCTGCTTTAGCTCTTGGTGTAGCAGGGCGTAATGCCGATATGCTTAAATATGGGGTATCTGGAGTAGCAGGATCATTTGCTTTAGATAAGTTAACTGGCCGTCATGGAGCCAAAAAAGAGTATAAACAAGAGCGAAGAGACCTAAAAGATTCTTACAGAGAGTATAAACAATATCTAAAAGATAAACGTAAACAAAACTTGAAAGAGGGGTAATGTATGTTTTCTTTTGATAATAGAGGATCCTTCGATGATCTTGAAAAATTTCTTAAGAAGAATCGTAAGAGTTCTTTAGATCCTCTTGGCCAGAAAATAGTCGCTGCTCTAAAAGCAGCCACTCCAAAAGATTCTGGTGAAACCGCAGACAGTTGGGACTATGTTATTAATCATACCAGTCGTGGGGAAGAACTAGAAATTATAAATACTAATGTGAATGATAATGTTAATATTGCTATTATTATTCACTATGGACATGGTACTGGTACGGGAGGATATGTTCCTCCGCAACCATATATTGATACTACAATTGATAAGGTCTATAAAGCTACTATCGATAAAATATTGAAGGAGTATATTCTATGAATGATACCATACAACACTTCGGTGTAAAAGGTATGAAGTGGGGTCAGAGAAATCGTGTGGCACATTTGACAAATAAATATATGTCTAAAGGTTACGACCAAAACACTGCATATCAGAAAGCTGTTCGACGATCAAATGTCGAACGGAAGTTGAAAAAAGCTGCGATTGTAGGTGGAGTTGCTTTAGCAGCTTATGCTGGTTATAAAGGCGCAAATTATTTAATGGCAAAAAAGAAAATGGATGCTGTTAAATCTGGTCTAGATACAATGAATCAAATTAGAGAATCGAATATGTTACCGAAAAAAGGTAAAATGGATAAAATTCGAGAAGCTAGTAGAAATCTGAAAGATAAGACTATAGATATTCGTGTGAATAATACGAACAAAATCAAAGAAGCAAGTAAGAAAATTACGGATCGAGTAAAAGAAGCACATAGAAAAGATACAGAACGATTTGCTAGTCGAATGAAAGAAGCTATGGAAGCAGAGGCAGCTAGAAAAGCTCAGAAAGAAGTTAAGAAAGCTGCTAGCTTTAAGGATAAAAAATCTCTCGGACAAAAATTAAAAGAAATCTCTAATAACTTTAAGAACATCGATAAAAAAGCCAAGAAGCAGACAACAGCTATTGATATGGCTAATAGCGATGCTTTAAAGTTATTTAAAGAATTATCTAATAAATAAGGAGTATTACTATGAATTCTAATGATACTATTCAACACTTCGGCATCAAAGGAATGCGATGGGGACATCGTAATCGTAGAGAAGCTTTGACCAAAAAATACATTTCTAAAGGTTATAATCCTAAAGCCGCACGTGAAAAAGCTACAAAACGTGTGAACACCGAAGGAAAACTTAAAAAAGCTGCTCTTATTGGTGGTGGAGTTGCATTAGCAGGATTGGCTGCTTATGGCGGATATAAAGGAGTCAAACATCTTCAAGCTAAACAAGCCGAAAGACTTGCAAAATTTCTAAAAGAACAATCTGCTCGGAATGAAAGGAACAAAATCCTTAATAACTCCTTTAAAGATTTGGATAAAGCGTGGGGCGGAACCCATGAAGTTGCAAGTGCTAAAAGTTTATTTAGCAAAGCTGAGGCTGCAGAGAAAAGACATAATGCAACTTTCGATAAAGTAAAATCTACTGTTCAGGACAGTACAAAGATGATCCGTGATCGCCATAAATTCGCTGGCGCCGAAATGAAACGAACATTTGATAATATTAGAAAAGAAGATCCGACTCATGCCGCTCGTATGGCCAAGATGAATGCTGATATTGACGGTATGTTAAATGATTTACTTGGTAACAAATCATCTTCTCGTAAAGGCGCGAATGGTCGACGAATTAAGGATGTTACAAATTCACTAAGAGGATAAGAGGTAAACTATGAGCGGATATGTAGATGAAAAAGTTGCTCGCGTCTCCTTAGACAACAAAGGTTTTACTAAAAACGTAGAAGATACTATTAATGCTTTGAATCGTTTGAAGAAAGCCTTTGACACTGTCAATGGAAAGTCCGCAGCACAAAACATTGACTCTGATATGTCGGCGATGCTGGATACAATTTCAAAATCAACGACAAAATCGGAGGGACTACTATCGCGCCTTAAAGGAATTTTCCAAAAGAGCACCGAAGGAATTGATATGTCTGGTGCTGCTAAAGCTGTTGAGAAGATGAATGCGGATGTGGAGAATCGTACTTCTCGTACATCTGACATCTTGTCACGTTTAAAAGGTATTTTCCAGAAGGCAGATAATCACGAAGGATTTCCAAACTCTATCAAATCTATTGATAGTCTCAATAATAAAATTGTAGCCTTCGATGCTTCACCATTAGCAGCTGCATTTGAGAAAGCGGCCAATTCTGTTAGCGGATCTATGACCGCTATGAATGTGGCAGTTGGTAATGTCTTAAGTGGTCTTATCCAGAAAGCCATGAACTTCACAGGACAATTCTTTAGAGGTCCTATGGATGGTCTTGGTGAGTATAAAGACAAACTTGGCTCCATCCAAACAATCATGACGAATACCGAATGGGAAATTCCTGATTCGAGTGTTCGCATGAAAAAAGTTTCCGGTGCCTTACAGAATCTTAATGATTATGCCGATAAAACTATTTATTCATTTGCGGATATGACCAAAAACATTGGTACATTTACGGCAGCTGGGGTTAGCTTGGATAAAGCTACTACTGCAATCAAAGGTATCTCAAACTTGGCCGCCGCTTCCGGTTCATCCACACTTCAAGCTTCAACTGGTATGTATCAGTTATCGCAAGCATTAGCTGCTGGTCGAGTAAGTTTACAAGACTGGAACTCTGTTGTTTCTGCTAGTATGGGTGGTAAATTATTCCAAGATGCATTGTTAAAAACTGCTGAAAATATGGGCGTCACCGTTGACAAAACGAAAGCGTTTCGAGAAACGCTTAAAGATGGATGGTTGACTTCCGAAGTCCTATTGGAAACATTACGACAATTTTCAGAAGATCAATCTATGCTTGACGCTGCTCAAAAAGTTAAAACATTTGGCCAGTTGGTGGATACTGTTCAAGAGTCTATTGGATCTGGTTGGGCAACAACTTGGGAATATCTTTTAGGTGGTTTCGATGAAGCACGTGATATGTGGACTAAGATTGGTGAAGTAGTAAACCCATTCTTTAATGACGATCAAGGAACATATTACGATGCAGTTACAGAGATGACTTTAAGTCTCGGTAACTATCGTAATGCTTTGTTGAAAACCTGGAAAGATATGGGAGGACAACAAAGTCTATTTAATGCTATTTCCAATAGCTTTGAATTCGTATTCGGGGCCTTAACAAAATACCGTGAAGGATTTCGTTCAGTTATCGGAGATTATAAATCAAACGCACAAGTATTTTACGATTTCACAAAAGGACTTGAGAAATTCACCGAAGGACTTAAGAACAACACTAATTTCATGACAACTATGGCCTCCGTTGGTAAAGCTGTAGCGAATGTATTTGTCACAATCGGATGGGCACTTAAGACATTATCTACCGGGTTTAATTCCGTAGGGCAAAACTCCGATAAGGTTATATTACCGATTAAGAATATAGCAGATAGTATATCCAAATTCTTTGAAATGCTACGCGCCAATACAAATGTCCATGTAGGTTTAATCTATATGGGTAAAGCAATCGCCAATGTGTTCGCTATTTTAGCTTCATTGTTCAAGATCGTTACACTAGTTCTTCGAGAATTCTTTAGTGCATTTTCTGGTGGAGATGGATCCGGATTTAAAGACTTTGCTATAATGCTATTCAAGATCACCGAGGCAATTCGTAAATTTGTAGAGGGTCTAGAACAAGGCATCCAATCAGTTGGTTTATTTAAAGCTGTCGGACATTTAATAGCTTCTGTGTTTACGGGTATATTCGCTGTTATTTCTGCGGTATTCGGTAAGATCTTAGGATTGAATAATCCTTTCACAGGTTTAGTCTCAATCCTACAGGGAGCAGCCAATGGTATATCCAAATCTGGAGATTTTATTAACAAGGCTCTAACTGGATTAGCTACTAAACTCGGCAATGCTTGGGATGGAATTGTAAATGCGTTTAAATCTGGATATGAAGGTCTAAAAGATGCATTTGTATCGTTTGATGTCGCAAGTATCATTAAAGCAATTATTGGTCTATTTGCCTTAGATAAGTGGATTGCATTTAAGAATTCAGATAACACAATATTCAATACCATTTTTGACAAAGTAAAAGGCGCTTTTACAAAATTCACTGGTGATGGTAAGAAAATGGTAGAAGATGCTGGTGGAGTCCTTGATACATTCAAACAAAATTTGAATATGTTCTCGCAAGGTGTTAAAGTATGGCTATTATTAGGTATTGCCGGAGCGGTATTCCTATTGGCTATATCTATTGACAAGTTGTCAAAAATCCCTATGAAAGATTTATCTAAAGGTATTATTGGTATGGGTGCTGCTATGTTTGGATTGATGAAATCCATGAAAGTTCTCGGAGCCATATCCAAATTACCTAAGGGTGCAATTGGAACAATGATCGGATTTGCAATTGCGATTCGATTATTAGCAGGTGCTATGATGAAATTAGCACAGATACCCCAAGATCAATTGGGACCTGCTATAGCAAGTTTATATGGCGTTATGCTTGGACTTGTTGCTTCTATGAAGTTAATGGATTATGTCGGAGGATCCAAAGCGAGTGTTCTTAAGATGATTGGTATGGCCATTGCAGTTCGTATATTAGTAATGTCTGTTAAGGCTATTGCTGATATTGACCCAGAACGTTTAGTACCATCCATGGTTGCTTTAGAGGCCTTATTATTTGGCTTGGCTGGAGCTGCTAGGGTTCTAAATAACGTTAAGGTCAGTGTCAAAGCAGTTCAATCTCTATCCGTATTTGCATTTGCTACTAGGGTGTTAGTAGCTTCTGTAGCGAAACTTGCTCAATATGATATCGAAAAATTAGTACCTGCAGTAGCTTCTGTTGTTATATTACTAGCATCGCTCGCAACAGCCGCTCGATCTTTGAATGGTGTTAAGATTAAGTTGAGTGCTTTGGCCACTCTAATAACCTTTGCGATTGCTATCAGATCGCTTGTTAATTCTGTAGCTATATTAGCAAACTATGATATTGCGAATCTAGCAGTTGCATCCGCATCGGTTACTGTACTTCTACTGTCATTAGCTGCGGCAACAAGAGTAATCGCAGATGTGAAAGTTAAAATGAGTGCCTTACTTGCGTTAATAACATTCGCTGGATCTATCTATTTGGTTGTTAAAGCGGTTGAGATACTAGCAAATATTCCAGTCATGTCTTTAGTTAAAGCTATGGTTGGAGTAGAAGCATTACTTCTATCCCTAATAGCTGCTAGTTATATCATGCAGAAAGCAAAACCAAAGATCGGTGCGGCTCTTGGTATAGCTGCTCTTGGTGCCGCTATATTCCTGATTATTAAATCCATTGAACCTTTAGCGAATATGTCGGTTGGTCAAATTGCAAAAGGTATTCTTGGGATGGATGCTATTATGGTATCATTAATCCTTGTTGCAACTCTGATGAACAGGGTACATCTAAATTTGGCTGCTGCAGGATCACTTGTTATTTTAACAGGTATCTTATTCCAAGTGACAATGAATTTATCTATTCTTTCTAAGTTCTCTTGGCAAAGTCTATTAGCTGCTGCAACCGCTATGGGCGGAGTTATGTTGGCCATGGCATTTACTGTCAAAATCATAACCGGATCCGTAGACTCACTATCTGACTTGGTATCTCTAAAATATGTATTCGATTCGTTCGGAGGAGTATTATACGCAATAGGTACTGCCCTTGAACAAGTCGGTAAACTTTCATGGCAACAAATGTTAGTTGCAGTCGTCGGTATTTCTGCAGTTATGGGAGCATTGGTTGGTGTAACTTACTTTATTAAGAAAATCGATCTCGACCTTGAGACATTAAGTGGTTTGGCAGTATTTGCAGGTGTGTTATATGCCGTTGGTACTGCCTTAAGTCAAGTCGCTGCTCAACCATGGCAAGGAATTATGGCAGCTACGGTAGCCATCGGTGTTACTCTAGGATTACTAGTTGGTACCTCATATTTACTTGAGAAATTTGGAAGCTTTGGTGCGGCCGGTCAGTTACTACTATTAGCCGCCGGTCTTATGGCTATTGCAGTTCCAATCATGCTGTTATCAACACTAAACTTAGTCGCCGTCGGAGTAGCAATGTTAGCCTTAGCGGGTAACTTAGCTATCTTATTAGCTGCTGGAGCTCTTGCTCAATTAGTTGCTCCTGGTTTGGCTGCATTATCAGGAGCATTGATCACATTCGGTATATCTTCTCTGATGGCGGCAACGTCTGTATTGATTGCTGGTGCTGGTTTCTTAGCATTTGTGATGGGTATTAAGGAATTAGCTGCTATTGCACCAGATGCATTACGAGCTATTGTAGATGGATTTACAGCATTTATTCAATCTATTGCAAATAATGCTCCTACAATTGTTACGGCATTGGTAGAGACCATTAAAGCCGCGATTGCTGGTATTGTTGAATTGATACCGTATTTAGTTGTCGCTGGATTACAATTAGTTATCGGGCTAATGAATGGCATTAGAGATAATGCTCCTAAATTAATAACTGCTGCTGTTGAAATGGTCACTGAATTAGCAAAAGGTATTGTAGAAAACTTGGATATATTGTTAACAGTTGCTGTAGAGGTTGCTGTTCAATTTATCCAAAGTTTAGCTAATGCCCTAATGGGGGTGCAGGACAAACTCATCCCCGCATTGACGTCATTATTCATGGTTATAACAACCATCTTAGTAACGTTAATACAAAATCTAGCTGGACCTATATTAAGCGCTATAGCTACCGTACTTGGTCCAATTCTACAATTGATTGTTGGATTTATTACAGAATTAGCTCCTGCTTTGACTCCAATAATTCAGATCATTGGAGATGTTCTAAGTGTTCTTATTGAAAATCTTCCAGCCATTTTACAACCTATTGCCGAAACAATTCAAGTTTTAGTTGCTGGTATTGTAGCTGCCCTTGAGATTCTTGCTCCTGTAGTTACATTGATGATTCAAGGTATTATCATTATAGTACAAACATTAGCGCCAATTGTACAAGCAGTTGTAGATGCAATTGTTGTTGCTCTAAACATTCTAGGTCAAATATTTACTACAATCGGTGAAGTAATCAAAGCTGTTATTCAAGGTATTGTTGATATTGTCAATGCTATTGGCGGTATTATTACTGCTGTATTTAGTGGAATTCAAGGAACGCTTGAAGCCCTTGGTAGTGTATTTGAGTCTGTTGGTGCAGGCATCAAGACTGCTTTGGAAGGTGTTGGTACTGTAGTTGAATCTGTGGGTAATGCTATTAAGACTGCTCTTGAGGGTGTGGGTTCTATATTTGAATCAATTGGTAGAGCAATTAAAGATGCTCTTTCTGGAGTAGCAGATATTATCCGAGCATTCGGTGATGCCGCTAAAAGTGCCGGTGAAGGCTTTAAACTATTTGGAGAAGGTGCTAAGTTACTTGCCGAAAATGGTG